GTATCGCCACCACCAGCCAAAAAGCGAGCCGGCGGCGCGTGCTAAATAGTAGGGGCTTCGGCCCCTGCTTCACATTGAAGGTTTGATATGACCACGACCATTTCCTCGATTACCCGCCAGGGGACGTTTGAGCCTTTTGGGCTACAAGTATCGCGTGGCCAGATTCAGGGCCACAGCAATGTGATTGTGTTTGGATACAACCCAGATGTTGATACGTCTGAAGAATCGGTATGGCCAGTTGGTGGAGTGGTGCCTCATCCTACCGTGGCCTCTGTATTAAAAATTAGTTCAAGCAGCACCGACGATGATGGTGACCCTGCAGGCACAGGCGCAAGAACCGTATTCATTGCTGGCGTAGATGGCGACTACAACGTGGTGAGTGAAACCATCACGATGAATGGCCAGACCGCGGTCAACACTACTAACTCGTACCTGTATGTCAATACATTTTACGTTGTCACGGTAGGCTCTAACGGGTCAAATGCTGGCGTTGTCTATGCAGGCACAGGCGTAGTTACTGCCGGCGTTCCTGCAGTCATTTATGACGCAATCAACACGGGCTATAACAGCCGCACGACAGGTCACTATTGTGTGCCTGCTGGCTATACAGGCTACATGGTTGAAGGTCAGTTCTCTTCAGGGCAGGCCTCTGGATCTACCGCGGTAACCGGATTCCTTAAACAAAACGGCCCGGACGGATTGCTTCGTGTTGGCGCAGTGACGACGGTTAATAACAGCACGGCTGATTATGTATTTGATCCGCCATTTGTTATCCCAGAGAAAAACTGTGTTGGCTCAACGGCTATTGGAGCAGCAGCAAACAATGCTGTCTCATCGTATTTCAACATTGTCCTGATCAAGAACTCGGGAGAGTGACATGCCAGCCAAGTCGAAAGCGCAGTTTCGGCTCATGAAAGCGGCAGAGAACAATCCCAAGTTTGCTAAGAAGGTGGGCGTCAGTCCTGATGTAGCGGCTGAGTACACCCAATCCAACGTGAAAGGGCGGTCTTATGCGAAGCTTCCTGAACAGCTTAAGAAAGGTGGTCCGAGCCTTGCGATTGGCCGCGGTGAAAAGCTTCCGGCGGATCAAGGCGCTGGTCTTACCGCCAAGGGCAGAGCGAAGTACAACCGAGAAACAGGATCAAACCTGAAGGCTCCACAGCCCCAGGGAGGGCCGAGAAAAGACTCTTTCTGCGCACGCATGGGTCCTATAGCAGAGAAGAGCGAGAAGGGTTCTCGAGCACGCGCTTCAATGAAGCGCTGGAAATGTCCGGGGTTCTAAATGGCATATTCAGAAACTTACGGCCAGGTTTATAACGTCCAAACGCTGATTGACCACGCAGCGCGTCGGTGTGGCAAGTTAGCAGAAGAGCTAACCAGCGAGCAGTTGGTAGCCGCAAGAGAGATCTTGGGCATGACGTTATCAAGCCTGATCAACATTGGCATCCAATATTGGGCAATCAAGAAGGAAGTGATTGGCCTGTCAGTGGATAAGTACATCTATTCGCTGCCGATTGGCGCCAATGATGTTCTGAATGCCCTGTATCGCACGATGAACCGCCCCTCGGGCAACTATGCTACGAGCGCAGGCGGCACGGTTTCCTTTGTTGCTGATAACGATGTAGACACTTACTGCCAGCAAACGAGTGCCAATGGCAACATTTCAGTCGATTTTGGGACCGACAACCCGGTTTATGCGGGATCTATTGGCGTGCTGCCCTATGTTTCTGGCGGTGGAAGTGCCACCTGGACCTTCACACTTGAGTATTCCACGGATGGTTCCACCTGGAATACGCTTGAAAACGTCGGAACCGTCGTTGTAACTGACAATCAGTGGCTTTGGTATGACATCGACCCTGGCCAGACGGTGCAGTATTACCGCATTAGGGCTTCTGGCGGCACGACGTTGGCGCTAAGAGAGTGGTATGTCGGCAATAACAGCCGAGAAATCACGATGTCACGCCTAAACCGTGATGATTACACCAATCTGCCGAATAAAAACTTCACGGCCAACCAGCCCTACCAGTTTTGGTTTAACCGCACGATCCCACAGCCTGAAATCTACCTCTGGCCCACGCCAAGTGACCCGTTTATTCAAATGACGGTCTGGTATTCCAAGCAGATCATGGATGTGGGCGACCTTACTGATGAATTGCAGATCCCGCAGCGTTGGTATCTGGCAACCGTGGCCATGCTGAGTCATCAACTTGCACTGGAATTGCCACAGGTGCCACTAGATCGGGTTCAATACCTTGAGGCGCAGGCTAATAAGTACCTCAACGAGGTCGAGCAGGAAGAGCGTGATCGCTCGCCTATCTACTTCGCGCCCAATATCATGCCCTACACATCCTGATTATGTCTATCTTTCTTGACACATCAGGCCTTGCTAGTGTTGCGATTGCTGTCTGTGATCGCTGCAAGATGAAGCGCACCTATGTGGTCATGCGTCCCGATCCCAACTTTCCTGGCTTGCAAGTTTGCGATCAGGGGTGTGCTGATCAGAAAGATCCATACCGCCTGCCGGCAAGAAAGACTGAGAGGATTAACTTGCGCTTCCCGCGGCCTGACGTGTCAGTAGCAGTAGATCCCAATAACCTGCTGACTAATGGCTTAAATCAGACGATAATGTCAACTGAAGGCAACACCCAGACGCCAGAAAATAATGGGAACCTCGATGGAATTGCACTGTCACCATAATGGCTAATCAGGCTATCTCCCAATTACCAGCCGCCGGTGCCATTACAGGCACAGAGCTTGTGCCAGTCGTTCAGAATGGACAGACTGTTCAAACGACGACAGGAGCGATTGCTGCTAGCCCTGTATTGACGGGCACCTTTGTCACGGCAACATCGCAGCCTACGCTTACCAATTCGCGCTTATTAACCACCACAGGCAGTGGCTTAACGATTACAGACAATGGCGCAGGCTCAACCCTAGCCGTGGCACTTGCAGGCGCCGTATCAAGCCTAGCAACGTCTGCGCAGGGCTTGATCGCTAAGGACAGCTCAACCACAGTTGCTGCAAGAACCATTCAAGCTGGCACTTCAGGCTTGGCCATATCAAACGGCGATGGCATCGCAGGCAATCCTGTCGTATCGCTAACAGGCATGCCCTTGTATCTGGCGCAATCTTCAGGCGTTGGCTTGCTTACCCGCACAAGTGGTAACAGTGTCGGCATCGTTACCTTGCAAGGCACTGCAAGCGAGATTGATGTAGCGAATGGGACTGGCGATGGCACAAACCCGACGATTGGTCTTGCCGATAACCCCGTTATACCGGGCGTCCAAGGAGTGGTGGTTCCTTCAGGAACAACGGGTGATCGAGTCGTTTCGCCCTCCAACGGAACCATCCGGTACAACACCACCAACGCGCAACTCGAGGCTTACGCAAACAACGCCTGGGGACAGCTTTCAGTCGGTTCTGGCATCACGCAAATCACGTTAGGCAATGGCATTACAGGGTCTGCTAATCCGATTGTTTCAACGGGAACGATTGAGATTGACTCAAATGTCGTCACGCTTACAGGTGTGCAAACGCTGACAGGCAAAACGATGAGCGGTGCGCTCAATACGTTTACCAACATCGGCAACGCATCACTTACTAATTCAAGCCTGACAATCAACGGCACAACGATTGCGCTAGGCGCCTCTGGAACGATTACAGCAGCAGCGGCTTACCCGCTAACGATTGGCACGGGTTTAACGGGCGGCAGTTATGATGCTTCGGCGCCAGTAACGATTGGTATTGATACGTCAGTTGTTACGCTGACAGGCACGCAAACACTGACCAATAAGACGCTTACAGCGCCCGTTATTGCGTCCATTGTTAACTCGGGCACCCTAACCCTACCATCAACGACTGACACGCTTGTAGGCCGCGCAACCAACGATACGCTGACCAATAAGACGATCAGCGGCGCAAGCAATACGCTCAGTAATATTGGCAATGCAAGCTTAACCAACTCCAGTCTGACGATTGGCACAACCAATATTGCTTTGGGTGCTACGAGCCTGACTCTTGGTGGCCTGACATCAGTAACCGTTACGCAAAACCCTGTTAATGCGTTGGAGTTGGCACCCAAGCAGTATGTGGATGCGGTAGCCCAAGGCCTTGATATTGAAACTCCCTGCCAGGTTACGACAACAGCCTCGCTGGCATCCATCACAGGCGGCTCTGTAACTTATGACAACGGTACCGCAGGCGTTGGCGCAACCTTAACGCTTGGCGTAGCACTGACAACGCTTGATGGCTATGCGATTCAAAACGGCGACCGCATCCTTGTACGCAACGAATCTAATGCAGCGCACAACGGCATCTACACTTGGGCAACTGGCGGTACGGTCCTGACTCGCGCTACAGACTTTGATCAAGCCGCAGAGATCCAGACCGGCGACTTTGTGTTTGTCGCTAATGGCACCTTGTATGGCAGCACAGGCTGGGTGCAAACGGCCAATGTCGTTACGATGGGCACGAGTTCGATCCTGTTCTCGCAATTCTCAAGTGCCGGCACTTATTCGGCAGGTACCGGGTTAACGCTAACCGGCACGCAATTTAGCATCACGAGCACAGGTGTAGCAGCCGCATCCTATGGTGGCGCAGCAACTATTCCTGTGTTTGCAGTAAACGCGCAAGGCCAATTGACATCAGTGACTGATACGTCGATTGCCATCAATGCTAGTCAAGTGACTGCAGGCACCCTGGCAGTGGCACGAGGCGGCACAAATATTGGATCTTATACCGCAGGTGATTTACTATACGCTTCGGGCACAACAACGTTATCAACGGTTGGAAAAGGCACCCAAGGTTATATGCTTAGGCAAGGTGTCTCGGCCCCTGAATGGGCGATCATCGAAGGCGGAACTTTCTGAAGGTAGACCATGGCACAAACCGGCTACACACCCATTTCACTGTATTACAGCACCACGGCTGCGGCTACGCCTACGGCGGGTAATTTAGCCAATGGCGAGTTGGCCATCAACATTACTGATGGCAAGCTCTTCTACAAAGACAACGGCGGCTCAGTACAAGTTATTGGCACCAAGGGAGGCGTAGGAAGCTCCTCAACGACACAGGTCCTGTATAACAGTTCTGGCTTGGTTGTTGGCTCGGCCAATCTCACGTTTGATGGTACCAAGCTTACTGTTGGCAACCTGCTTAACAGCGGCCTAACAGCATCAAAGCCTGTCTTTACTGATGCAAGCAAGAATCTTGTATCCACGGGAACGCTATTAACAGACCAGGGCGGTACGGGTTTAACGTCTTGGACGACAGGTGACATTCCATACTTCTCTGCTGGCACTGCGCTATCAAAGCTTAGTATCGGATCATCCAACACAGTCCTGACATCGTCAGGTTCTGCACCTCAATGGACGTCGCTCTCAAGCCTGGCAATCGGCACGGCCACCAACCTAGCCGGTGGCGCTGCGGGTTCGTTACCTTACCAATCAGGCGCCGGCACAACTACCTTCCTAAGCATCGGTACCGCCTCACAGGTGTTGCGTGTTAACTCAGGCGCTACCGCACTGGAATACGTCAACCAGTCAGCACTCTCCGTAGGCTCTGCAACCACAGCTACCACGGCAACCAATGTGGCAGGCGGATCTACAGGCGCCATCGTTTACAACTCGGCCTCGGGAACAACGACCTTCCTTGGGATTGGCTCGGCTACACAGGTCCTCCAGGTTAACGCCGGAGCAACAGCGCCAGAGTGGGTTTCCTCGACAGGCACAGGCAATATTGTTCGCGCTACATCGCCCACGCTTGTCACGCCAACACTAGGTGCTGCAACAGCCACAACGATCAACAAGCTGACGATTACCGCCCCGGCAAGCTCGGCCACATTAACGATTGCTGATGGTAAGACCTTCGCCTCTAATGCTTCGCTGACCTTGGCGGGTACTGACGGCACCACGATGACCATGCCTGCCAGCAGCACAACACTTGCGGGCTTAGGTATTGCTCAGACGTTTACGCAAGATCAAACGATTGCTGCCAATCTGACATTGAATGCCCAAGGCGACTTGCGATTTGCAGACGCTGATTCATCGCACTATGTAGCGTTCCAAGCACCTTCTACGGTAGCTTCTAACGTCCTGTGGACGCTGCCAAGCACTGATGGATCTACTGGTCAAGCGTTGGTCACTAACGGCACTGGCACGCTTTCTTGGGCCACGCCAACGGGAACGCCTGGTGGTTCAACCACGCAAGTGCAGTTTAATGATGGCGGTGTATTTGGCGGTGACTCAGACTTCACCTACAACAAGTCCACTAACCTTTTAACGGTAGCCGGTGGCTTTAGTTCTTCAGGCACCTTTAACAACGTCACGATTACAGCGCCGGCCTCAAGTGCCACGCTTACGATTGCCAATACCAAGACGCTTACGGTTAGCAATACCTTAACCCTGCAGGGCACTGATTCGACAACGATGACGTTCCCGGCTACGAGCACAACTGTGGCAGGCTTAGGTATCGCGCAAACCTTCACGCAAGACCAAGCGATCACAGGAAACTTAACGCTTAATGCTCAAGGTGACGTGCGGTTTGCTGATAGTGACTCATCCAACTATGTCGCATTCCAAGCTCCAGCAACCGTAGCGTCAAACATTACTTGGACGCTTCCAAGCGTTGATGGCTCTTCCGGTCAGGCGCTGGTAACTAACGGCACAGGAACCCTTTCGTGGGCAACCCCAGGCGGATCTCCAGGTGGCTCAAATACCCAACTGCAATACAACAGCTCAGGTTCATTTGCCGGTGCAACCAATCTGGTCACTGATGGCTCAAACCTCACGATCAACGCTCAGGGTGATCTGAGATTTGGCGATAGTGACTCATCAAACTGGGTTGCCTTCCAAGGTCCGGCAACGATTGCTTCTAATGTAACTTGGACGCTACCAAGCACGGACGGCACAAGCGGACAGTTCTTAAGCACTGATGGCTCTGGAACGCTTTCGTGGGCGACTGGCGGAGGTGGTGGTGGTTCGTCAACAATTCTGGAAAATTTGCAAACGATTTCCAGCAACTACACGGTAACCAACGGTTATAACGGCCTAAGTGTTGGCCCTGTAACGGTTAACCAAGGCATCGAGGTTACTGTTGGCACTGGTGAAAAATGGGTTGTTTTAGAGTTCTAAGGAGTCTCAAAAAATGTCTTCGATTATTCTCAAAGGTAATGCCAGCGGTGCAGGCTCCAATACGCTGCAATCCGCCAACACAGGGTCTGCATTAACTCAGACGTTACCGCTGACTGACAGCACGACGCTAGGCTACTTGAATGCGCCGGTAAACGAACAGTCTGCTGCTTATACGGCTGTTGAAGCAGACGCAGGAAAGATCATCTTCCACCCGTCTACTGATGCCAATGCAAGGACATTTACGATTCCTGCTAACAGCTCGGTAGCTTATGCTACGGGAACGGTGTTGACCTTTATTAACATGACATCACAGGTTGTCACGATTTCGATTACGACCGATACCTTGTACTTGGCTGGTACTGGGTCAACTGGTTCGCGCAGTCTTGCCCAATACGGCATCGCCACAGCAGTGAAGATGACATCAACAACGTGGCTGATCTCTGGCAACGGGTTGACCTAACATGACCGGCATCCTTAACTTATTGATTGGAGCGATGGGTAAACGTTTCACCATCATCCAAACCTTCACAGCAACACAAGACTGGACTTGCCCTGCTGGGGTGACTGAGGTTGAGTATTTGATTGTTGCCGGTGGTGGTGGAGGTGGTAGTGCTAATACTTCTGGACTAGGCGGTGGCGGCGGCGCTGGCGGTTTTAGAACTGGAACTGGGGCTTCCGTAACTGCTGGTACTACATACACGATAACTGTTGGCGCTGGTGGTAGCGCAACACTTTCTGGTTCAAATTCATCCATCCTAGGTGGGTCGGCTTCACCATTTCAGTCTCCTGGATTGGTATCTGCTGGTGGCGGTGCTGGGGCAGCTGGAAACACTCCTGGTGCCGTTAATGGAAGTAATGGCGGTTCTGGTGGTGGCGGTGGTGGTTATAACGGGGTTCAAGGAACTGGAGGGGCAGGAAATACACCTAGCACTTCTCCGTCTCAAGGAAATAATGGTGGTGCGGCAGTTAACCCAGGTTCTGGAAACTATGGAAGCGGCGGCGGTGGTGGAGCCGGAGGGACTGGATTTGCTGGAACAACAACGGCAGGCGGTAACGGAGGTTCGGCGCAAACTTCAACAATCACTGGCTCAACGGTTTATTACGCAGGCGGCGGCGGCGGGAGTACATATAACGGCGGTACTGGTGGATTAGGTGGCAATACATCCACAACTTCCCAAAAAGGCGGCGCTGGTAATGGTTCGGCAAGCGCAGGCAATGGAGGTAGCGGAACAGATAACACCGGAGGTGGTGGTGGGTCGGCTGGCAACAGTCCATCGGCTGGCGGTACAGGCGGCACAGGCGGCTCCGGCATTGTCATTTTGAGGTATCAAGCACCATCACAGAGTGTTTTCGTATTCAAGGGTTCGGGTAAGTGGACTTGCCCGACTGGTGTGACCTCTGTTGACTATATGGTTGTTGGCGGTGGTGGTGCTGGTGGTGGTGCTGGAACCACTGAGCGTGGTGCTGGTGGCGGGGCCGGTGGTTATAGAACAGGAACGTCATTATCTGTTACGGAAGGAACTGAATACACTGTAACGGTTGGGGCTGGTGGAACGGGTGTATCAGCGGCAAGCGGAAATGCTGGATCAAGTTCTACATTTAGCACAATCACATCCGCTGGTGGCGGATATGGCGCTGGTAATGCTATTGTAGTCGGAGGCAACGGCGGTTCAGGTGGTGGCGGGGTTTATAGCGCAGGAGGTTCTGGAAACACGCCATCTACATCTCCATCTCAAGGAAATAACGGTGGGTCTGGTAGTTCTTCAGGTCCTGCTTATGGAACTGGTGGCGGGGGTGGTGCTGGCGGAACGGGAAGTAACGGAACTTCGACCGCTGGCGGTGCTGGAGGTAATGGCATTCAAGGACCGTCTTTTGCATCCGCATACGGTGGTGCTGGTCCTGGTGGTTCCCCATCAACAGGGTATTACTCAGGTGGTGGCGGCGGTAATTCTGGTTCTCCTGGGCCATCAGGAGCGGGTGGTTATGGTGGCGGTGGTGCGGCTGCTCCTGCTGGTACTTCAGCAAATGGCTCTCCTGGAACGACAAATTCTGGCGGTGGTGGCGGAGGCGCTGGTGGTTTTCCATATACCGGCGGCAACGGCGGCTCCGGCATTGTCATCATCAAAATAAACCAATAAGAGGTCAAATGGAAAACACGAAAATTTACCGCTTCCTCGGCATTGATACGGCGATGCACATGCTTCGCCCCGGTGCTAAGTGGGAAATCA